GTAAAACTACTCTTGCAGTAATCGGTATATTCGCAGTAATTGCTATTGTTAATATGCTCGGTTATGGTGGTTAATGTAGGTACAGAACAAACACCTGTATGGGTATATGTTCACCATAGGATGAAGAGATGAGCAGATTGATATTATTTATTGCTATGCTTGTGTCAATGACGGCAATAGCCTTCTTTAATATGCCACAGCAGATGTTTCAGACAGGCTCTAAGATGATGTTCCCTGCTCAAGATGTAACTAAAGCACAGCCACAGACATTAGTATGTGATTGTAATTGTAATAAATAGGAGAAGAAAATGTTAAGATATGAAATGCCTAAAGCACCTGCTAAGAAAGCACCTGCTAAGAAAAAGACAGATAAGTAGTTGATTTAACTATGAATTTAGTATTATAATGTCAACAAACGGAGAATCCTATGACCTTTAGAGAACTTATTAATGAAGTCCTAATCAGGTTGAGAGAAGATACCATTGCTACCGATTGGTCGGGTAATATCAATGATAGTACAACAGTAACTGATTATCAAAAAGTTATTGGCTCATTGATTAACGACTCCAAGAGAAACATCGAGAGTTATCACGATTGGTTAGTCTTACGTGAAACTAAAGATATTGCCACTGTAGATGGTACTAGAAACTATAACCTGTCTTCTGGTCAAGAAATAAAAATAGTAGATGTTATCAATCAAGCTACTGGTGCTAATTTAGTACAAGTAAGCAGACACTATATGAACTCTACTAAGTACCCATCAGAAAACTCTGGTGAGCCTATGTACTATGCTTTCAATGGTGCTGATGGTTCTAATAACTTAAAAGTTGATTTAGAGCCTAAACCTAATTCAGTACAAACTATTTCATTTGATATGGTCAAGTATCAAGATGAATTAAAGACGGCTTCAACTATATTAAAGATTCCTAATAAACCAGTTATTATTGGTGCTTGGGCTAGAGCTGTAGCAGAGAGAGGGGAAGACGGTGGTACTCAAACAGGAATTATTGCAGAAGAATTTAAAGAGATTTTAAACCAATCTATTATATTAGATAGTGGTAATACTCAATATGAAACAGACTGGTACGTTAGCTGATGATAAAGCAACTATCTTACAAACCTCTTAATGACATAGGTCTGAACGGTCTTAATACTCAGCATAATCCTGCTACATTAAAACCTAGTTGGTTGGCTAAAGCAGAGAATATTGTTCTTAGAGAATCAGGTCGTATATCCTTTAGAAAAGGTTTAAAGCAGAATGTATTAGCTAACACCGATGGTACTGCCTCAGCTCCATTGCCAATAGGTTCTATCATTGAGCATAAATCTGGCTCTACTACTAAGATATGTGTAGGTGTAGGTACTAAGATTTATACTGTTGACTTCACTACTCCAGACAGTCCTTGGACTGATGTATTTACAGCAGGTACTGCATCTGACTGGCAATTTATAAACTTTAATAAGCAAATATACGGATTCCAAGTTGCAAACCCACCTGTTAAATTTTCCTCTGGCTCTTGGGCGGTAACAACTACCAAGCCAACAGGTGTAACTACATTCGACCCTAGCTGTGGAATGGGTTACTACGGTAGAAATTGGGTTGGCGGTATTACAGAAGAGAAAGATGTAGTTTATTACTCAGATACCTTAATTGGCGATAACTGGACTACAGGAGCTGCTGGTTATATTGATTTAAAAAATGTATGGGGTACAGATGAGATTGTATCTATTGCACCTTTCTTCGGTAAGTTAGTTATATTCGGCAAACGTAATATTGCTATATATTTAGACCCACATGATGTTGCTACTGCTACTGGCTCAACATTTAAACTAGATGAAGTTATTAGGGGTGTTGGTTGCACTTCAAGAGATACAGTAATGGCTGTTGGTGATGACTTATTATTCTTGTCTGATACTGGGCTTAGGTCTTTAAACAGAACAACTGAGCTAGATAAAGTACCACTTGCTGATTACTCTCCTTCTGTTAAAGATACACTAATTAGAAATATATCACAAAGCACTAATGTTAAATCTGTTTATGTAGAAAATGAAGGTGTTTATATTATGTCATTCGTTGACCTAAATATTACATACGTCTTCGATATGAAATATCTAACACCTAATAACTCACCAAGAGTTACGACTTGGCATTTTGATTCAGATAGAGAACCTACAAGTGTAGCTTATACAGAATCTAAGGGATTCTTAATAGGGCAGAAGACTGGTAGTATTGCTACTTATGAAGGTTACTACGACAAGAAATATAATAGTGGCGGAACATATACATCATATTCTTACAGTGGTACATTCTTAACAACGTGGCTAGATTTAGGTGATTCAGTCTCAGCTGCTCTATTAAAGAAACTAAAGGCTGTTATTAATGGTGGCTCAGGAACTATTGTTGGTTTGAAGTGGTATAAAGACTTTAATGTAATACCATCTAAGACTTTATCGTTCCAGTTAAATCCTACAACTACAGGAACAACCTCACTATGGGGTGCTAGTACATCCTTGTATGGTGCAACTACAGCATCACATACACATACAGCAGCAACTCACCCTGCCAGTTCTAAATATGCCCCTGTATATGGTTTAAAAGAATATCAATTAAATCTAACAGGGTCAGCTAAATTCTTACAGATTGAAATGAGTGCAGAAACAAAAGGATTTGTAGCATCATTACAAACTTTAACTTTATTATATAAACAAGGGAAAATACGATGAGTAACTATACAATAGCGGTAGCTTGGTCAGGTAAAGATGCCTTATCTGATTCCGATGCAGCCAAGGTAATATCAGGTGCTGACTTTAATACAGAATTTACAGCGGTACGAACAGCGGTTAATACAAAAGCTGAAGTTAATGGTGCTGCTGCTGAATCCTTCAGTGCTACAACAGCAACTGCTGGCACTAATACCACACAGGTAGCTACTACTGCATTTGTTACAGATGCTGTATCAAAAGCTAATATGGCGGATATTGTTTATCCTGTAGGTGCTATCTTCACAACAACAACTGCGTATGCTAACTCAGCTGCGGTTGTTACTGCTATCGGTGGAACTACTTGGACTGTTTTCGGAGCAGGTAAAGTTCCAGTGGGTGTAGATTCTACTGATACTGACTTTGATACTATTGAAGAAACTGGTGGTGCTAAAACACATACACTGTCTGAAAGTGAAATACCTTCACATGACCACACTCTAGGTAGTGCTGCTGATGACTTTAAATACTTAGTGAGATACACAGGAACTCTTACAGGAGATGGTTTTGATAGCTCTCCTGGAGAGATTGATTCTCATACTGGTGGATTGATACAATCTGTAGGTGGAGACCAAGCACATAATAATATGCCTCCATACATCACTGTATATATGTGGAAGAGAACAGTTTAATGAAAGATTTAGAGAGAAAACATAAAGGAGAAAGACATGGGAATGTTTAGTTCAATCGGTGGATTAGTCGGTGGCTACTTTGGTATGCCTCAACTTGGTGCAATGGCTGGTGGTTTACTTGATTCAAATAAGTCTGTATCAAGAGCAGGTGATTTGTCTGGTCAAGTTGCAGGTATGTCAGAAGACCAATATCAAAAGGCATTACCTTGGGATGTAAGTGGTCAATTCGGTGGTATTAAATATGACCGAGAAGGTAAAGCTGTTTCAACTGAACTATCAGAACCTTGGCAACAGCAGATGGACAGATTAATGGGTAGAGCTGGAACTACAGCTGACCAAATCGATAAATATTCAGCAGACCCTGTAGAGTTTGGTATGCAACTAGCAGGTAAAAGAAAAGATTTGATGAGACCTGCTGATGAAAGGGCAATGCTAACCCGTGAATCCAGAGGATTAGCACAAGGCACGTTTGGAACGAGAGGATTTGCAGGTAGAGAACAGGCAGCCCAAGAAGCCATACATCAAAGAAATCTAGGTTATGATATTCAAGGTTATCAAGATGCTTTAAAGACTGGTACTACATTAAGAGACTGGGAGCAAACTGAAAGAAAAGGAGCTATTGATATTGGTAAATTACCTCTTTCATATCAAGACCTAGCTAAATCTGGTGGTATATCTAGTGACCCTTATAGAGAAGATAAAGTTGCAGGAGCAAAAGGTGTTTCTAAAGCTAGAGGTATGAGGTATGACGAATTTGGTAACTTAATAGAAGATGCTTTTGGCGGTATGCTTGGTGGTGGTGATGCTGCATCCGATTTACAAACTACAGAGTGGAATCCAAACGCACCTGGATTTTCTTGGGATTAGGAGAAAATAATGGCAACAACAATGTTTACAAACCCGTATGACGCTCAGTTATCAGCTGATTCTGCAAGAAGAAAAGAAATGCGTGATGTGGCTAAAATGGATGCTTACGATTATCATGCGTATCAAGCTGGATTATCTTCACAAGAGGCTGGTAGAGCTTTAGGCGGTATGATGGGTATGCAAACTCCTGAACAAGCTAAACAAGCTAAGATTGAAGAGATTATGGGTCAGTACGGTGAAGGTGCTAAATCTTATGAACAATTAATGCAAATTGCTGATTCATTTAGAGGTGCTGGTATGTTAGACCTGTGGGAACAAACTATGGGTATGGCTGAAGATATTAAGGTTGATGCAGTTGAGCAAACTACTAGAGCAAGAGATATAGAAAAACACGCATCAATTATAGGTTGTGATTGGAACGACCCAACACCTGATGATGATGGAAATAATTGTAAACAGAGAGCTTTAGCTTCTTATAGAGCAACTGTTAGGGCTGGTTCTGGAGAGAAATTTGAAGGTGCGTATGCCACTGAACTAGGTAAAGAAATAGTACAAGAAAACAGAGAGCTTATTAAGAGTGCTGAAAATGCTGTTAATGCCCTTCTTAAAACTAACGATGTGTTGGATTTACTAGACGAAGGAAAGATTCATACTGGCTTCTTTGCTGAGTTTAAAACAAATATTTCAAGAATACTTGCCGTGGCAGGTGATGATGAGTCTAGCGGATATGCTTCAAGAACGCAGTTACTAGAGGCTTTACTTGGTAGTGATGTATTCCCTATGATTAAACAATTAGGAATCGGTGCTAGAGGTTTAGATACACCAGAAGAGCGTAAATTCTTACTTAAAGTTATGACTGGTGAGAAGACTATGGAAGCCTCTACTATTAGAAGAATGACAGAAATCAGACAAAGAATAAATTTAGTTATTATTGAAAAATATAACGACAAAGTTGAAACTGGTGGGTTTGATAGATATTCTAAATTGTCAAAGATACCAGTAAATGCTATTAGCTTAAAAGGTCTTGTTAAGGCAAAAGTTCCTGCTAATGCTAAGGAAGTATTTAAAGATGGAATCTCTTATATGTTTGACGAAGAGACAGGAAAGATGTATCTAAACGGAAGAGAAGTTGACTTATCTAAATAGGAGTTACTATGGCATTTGAATTACCACCAGGATTTTCAACTATTAAATCTGACAAAACTAAAATACATAATCTACCTGTTGGGTTTGTGCCAGCTCCAATACCACCACCTGCTGATAGCGACCCAACATGGCTTGAAAGTATTGGTAGGGCTTATGATACAAGAAAAGAAGACTCTGTTAAAATAGAACAGGATTATGAATCTGGTGAGATTGGGTTTGGTCAATATGCTACGCAAACAACAGGTGCATCGGCTGGATTTGTTGGTGATGTTATAGGTGAAGGTATTGTTCATACTGTATCAAATATTAATGATGCGTCTCAAGCTGTTTTTGAATACTTCCTTCCAGAACTTACTGAAGAATTTGATAATGCTGCTGCTGATGGAACTAAAAGAGCAATGGACTGGGTTACGCAATCACAAGCTGGTCAAGATGCCTCTGAAGCTTTTGGTAAAGGATACGCAGCCTACTCAAAGTGGAAAAAAGAAAATCCACAACACGCGAAGACGTTTGAATCAGTTGTTAATGTAGCACTATTGTTCACTCCCTATAAGACTAAAGTAAATAACAATCCAGTTCCTTCATTTGGTCGTACACAACACTTGGGTTCTGGTGTTCAAAAGAAAGCAAAAGCTCAAGCAGGAAAAACTAGAGAGCATAAAATTCAAGATATGCTTTTCCCTGAACAACTTAATGAGGATATGGTTATGCGTACCATGCAAACTGGCATAAACAAACGTACATACGTTATTCCAAATAATGCTGAAAAAGAGATGATTGCAAATGTCGCTAAAATTAAAGGTATTAAATATTACAGAGGAGACCAGTACAATCTTAATATCATTAGAGATGCAAATAGGGAAATAGCTGAGGCACTAAAAGTTAGTTTAAAAGATGCTAAGATAAGTGTTCCCAATAATTTTGTTTTTAAAAGTATTGATAATGATATTGCTGCTTTATTAAAAAATAATGTCTCAATAACAAAAGATAAAGATATTATGAACTTTTTAGAAGGTTACATTGCTACCGCAAAAAGATTAATTTCTGAACACCCTCCAACACCAGCAGGTTTATTAGCTGCCAGAAAAGACTTTGATTCTCAACTTATAAAAGAAGGTAAGGATTTAGCCTTTAATGCAGGTAGAGAGTCAGCACAAAAAACAGCTATTAATACGCTTCGCAGGACTATTAATAAATCTATTCACGATGCTGTGCCAGACAAAGCTGTTAGACAATCTCTAGCAGAACAATCTAGTTTGTGGCGTGCAACAGATATGATGAAGCCTAAAGCTATTGCTGCTGCTCAACATACTATAGGCAGAGCTTGGCAGAACGTAAGTAGGATTTTAGATTTGAAAATGGGTGCTAATAGAGCGTTTGCTGTTGCTGGCGGTATATCTGCTGTTGGAGCGTCTTACGCTGTAATGCCAGCATTTGCTGGTGGATTAAGTGTAATTGGAATTGGAATATTAGTTAAACAAGGTTTCAACTCCCCTGCTACTAAAATGGCACTGGGTAAGATTCTGACTTTGATTGACAAAGGAATTAAGCAAAGTAAAAATGGTGATATGATTAAACAACTAAGGGCTGATAGGATTCTTGTACAAGACCTATTCGAGATGCCTGTCAGAGAAGAAAAGGAGAATAAATAATGGCATTACCAGCAGCAATAGCATTATTTCTAGCAAGTCAAGGTGCAAAAAAAGCCGTACAAAAAGTAGCAAAAGTATATGGAAACCCAAGATTAGGTAGCACTAGCGAATTGAGAAAGCAGAGCAACCTACACCTACAAAGAAAACCTGATGTATCTAAAGAATGGATTAAAGGCAATTACACAAGAGTAAATCCAAAGTTAGCAAACACTGGGTCATCTGCTGTAAGAAACGCCAAAATAGGCTTGGCTGGTGCTGGGCTTGTGGGTATCCCTGCCTTTGGTATGGTCGGTATGGAATTGTATCAAACTATTAAAGCGTTACTTGATGAAGGTAAATTAAGAGAAGATTTTGATGAAGCAGAATTAGAACAAGCGTTAATGGAAGCTGACTATGATGCTGAAGCCTTGGATGAAGTTAAAGGTGAAATGTATTCTGGAGATAACGAAGATTTAGATTTTCTAAAATCATACAATCGTGGTAATCAAACAGGTCTTAGAAATGAACAAGGTGACTTTATGACAAGACAAGAAGTTGAAGCTTTAATAAAAAACATGGAGAATAAATAATGGCTAGACATACAGACGGTTCTTTAATGACTAAAGAAGAAGAAAACGAAGCAAACATTAAACGGTTCAATGAAGCATTAGCTGCTGGTAATCTTTATAACACTGGTCCTGTTGGAGAAAGTGGTACATCTTTTTCACCAGATAGATGGGATGCTTATTTTAAGAAAAATCCAGATGTAAAGCCAGAGGGCTATACAAATCAAAAAGATATTCAAGAGAAACTAGATGCTGGTGAGGATGTAACTGAAGAATTATTTGGTTATGAACTTTTAGAAACACCTGAGACATTTCCTATTGGAACAGAGGTAGATGGTAAACGTACTTATGAGTACATGGGTCAACAAGTCGATGAAGATGGAAATCCTATTGAAGAAACAGACGCTCCAGTAGAGTCAGTACAATCAAGGAACTTAAAAGGAAACCGAGATAAAGACGGTAACTTGATGGCTCAAGAGATTGCTCAAGATATAGAAACTGAGAAGACTATTGAAGCTGATACTTATGCTGATGAGAATGAATTTGACACAACTGTTGATGGTTGGATTACACAATTCAAAGCATTGTCTAAAGAAGAATTTAGAGAAATCACTAGAGATGACTTAAAAGAATTAGGTTTAAACGCAATAAACGCATATTATGATGTGTTAGATATTCATGATGCAGCAGATGACCGTGAAGAAGCTTCATTAAATAAGGAGTTTGATTGGCAAGGTGAAGCTAAAGGTCCACTTACTGATGAAGAAAGAGACACCCTTGTTCAAGAAGATGTAGCTAGAGAGGATGTTGAGTTTGATGCTGAATTAGAAGACGCAGAATCAGATAGAGCTATGATGGAAGCTGATGTTGATGCTGATATGTTAGATGCTGATTATGAAGCACGTACATTCCCTATGATGGGAATGTCAGATGAAGACAAAGGAATGTTCTCATTCCAAAAGACAGATACTATTGCTAACAAGAAACAACAAGACTCAATCAATACGATTGTGGGCGATACTGGTATGAACGAAGAACAAGCACGTCAACTAATGACTAAATTAAAAGGAATCTGTGGCTAAGAAGATATCGCCTAAAGCGTACACCACCTATGGGATGCTGTCTAAGTACCCTGATTGGGAAAAAGACTTTAAAAAAGGAATACTAGGCAGTATAGATGTTGAAACAGGTGGTACTTTTGACCACACAACAAAACAAAAAAGTGGAACTGGATATGGTCTGTTTCAGTTTGAAAGAGGATATACAGACGACAAAGGTGTTTACCAAAAAGGTCAGTTAGATGATTATGAAGATTATCTAAAAAATAACACCTTAAAAGATTCTAGTGAGTCTCAAATTGAGTTTGTTCATAAATCTATGACCATGAAGTCATCTAAATCCCCACATGATTTAGGATGGAAAAAAAGGCAAAGTCTGCAAGGTATGTTTAACAGTAAAGATACTGATGCTGTTAGTGACACACTAATGAAGAATTACTTTATGTCTGGGATTCCACACATAAAAAGACGTAAAAAATCAGCTAGAGGTTTTCCTTTAATACCTTAAAGTCTAGGCTTCCTTAACTGTTCTTGCATACCAACACTAAACTCTGCATTTAAAGCCATATACTTAATCATAGCTGAACGTGATAAACCATAACGCTTTGCTTTTGCGTCTATAAACTCTAAATCCTTTTTATCTACTTTGATGTTAATTTGGTTTACTTCAATCATAGCGTCTTATAGTGTCCTTTAAATAGGTGTTATTATACACTGAGTATGTACTATTGTAATAAATCAATTTTCGTTTATAGGTGTGGTATTATGTTTTGCGTGTGGGTGCTTACTCCTCTTATAGTAAGAATAAAACCTTAGTTTTTTCATTGTCACCTGCACACTTTAAATTACAAACCCCGAACTATCTAAGCCTTGGACTCTATATTGTTCCATTAACTCTTTCTCTTTACGCTTTAAACATCTTTCAAGATAATGCTCATAGGCATCCTCATAATTCCTACCTAGTCTAGCGACTCTATCTGCATAATCTTCTGCTAATTTAATACACAATTCCTTCTTGCTTAGTTTCATACTCGTTCCTCAAGTTTGTTATCTCACATTCTGTGCGTGGGTTGGTTGACCAATACATTCTCGCTCTAAGCATAACCACTTGCCTATCGTCTTCGTAATATACACCGTTAAGTGCGTCTAGTATTGCCTTGCAATAGTTATCAATATCAGCGTTGTTATCGCAATATTGTCCTTGTTTTGCTAGTTTTTTTTTCTTTGACCAAGACTTCGGGATTTGAACAAAGAAGTCTAGTTGGGCGTATATGTTGCCCTCGAAAGGTGTGAATAATGTATGGGCAGTTGCCATCTCCATATCTTCACGATATTTTGTATATTTCTTAGGAAAAAAGGTTGACCATCTTGTTACTCTAGGTCTTGATGCAGGAACGGGTGGTACATAGAATACAACCTTCATGCGTGTGTTTCGTCTTCACCTAAATCTACTTCGTTGTTAAGGTACATTAGGTCTTGTAGTGCTAGTTCTAACCTACCCCGAACCCATTGTTCTCTATCTGTTTTAGGATATTCTAATGTTTCTTGTATTTCACCTAAGAAACCTACGATACAATCTAGTTTTTCTTTACATAATTCAGGACTGTGATACTTTCCTTCCATGCACTCCCCCCATTGCTATTTGATAGTCATCACCATAAGGTAAGTTAATTCCATAATCCCCAATAAACATATCAATATCCATTAGATAGTCTGTAAATTCACCCATCTTCAAATCTCTCGTTGATTTAATCTGAGAAATTTGTTTACCTTGTTTGGTAGTGAACTCTATCTTACCTAAGAATTTGTCTGCTAACAAGAGATGTGTTTCTTCTTTACTGTAACCAAGTTCATTCCCTATTATTGACACCCAAGACCAATACAATTTGTTCTGAAC